CGACGCGGAGATCCGCAAGGACGCCTGCGAGGACGACCGCGCCTGCATCGCGTCGGTGAAGGTCGAGGAGAGCGACACGGGCGTCAAGCGCGAGGTCCGCTTCTACGACAAGAACCGGGCCCTGGAACTCCTCGGGAAGCATCTGGGCATGTTCCAGGACAAGACGCAGCTCGAGCTCAACGCCCCCGTGCAGGTGGTGGTGCATGACGACATCGGCTCCGGCAAGGCGTGACGTGACGGTCTCCTCGCTGATCGGTGGAGGGTACGACGCCTTCTGGCGGTGGGAAGGCAGGTACCTCGCATGCAAGGGGAGCCGCGGGAGCAAGAAGAGCAAGACCACGGCGATCCGATGGATCGTGAAGATGATGCAGCATCCCGGGGCGAACCTGCTCGTGGTGCGCAAGGTGGAGCGCACGCTGCGCGACAGCTGCTTCAGCGACCTTGTGTGGGCCGTGCGCCGCATCGGGGTGGAGGAGTCCTGGAGGGCGACCACGTCGCCTCTGGAGATGTCCTACCTCCCCACCGGGCAGAAGATCCTCTTCCGCGGGCTGGACGACCCGCAGAAGGTCACGTCCATATCCATCCCACACGGGGTGCTCTGCTGGTGCTGGGTGGAGGAGGCGTACGAGATAACCCGCGAGTCGGATTTCGACATGATCGACGAGTCCATCCGCGGGGAGGTTCCGGAAGGTCTCTTCAAGCAGGTCGTCCTGACGTTCAATCCTTGGAACGAGCACCACTGGCTGAAGAAGCGCTTCTTCGACCATCCGGGTCCGGACACGCTTGCCATGACCACGACGTACAGATGCAACGAGTGGCTGGACGATGACGACCGGCGCATGTTCGAGGAGATGCGGAAGCGGAACCCGAAGCGCTACAAGGTGGCGGGCATGGGCGAGTGGGGCGTGGTCGACGGCCTGGTGTACGAGAACTGGAGGGAGGAGTCCTTCACGCTCGACCAGGTTCGCGGCATGGAGACGTTCTGCGGACTTGACTTCGGCTACACGAACGACCCGTCAGCATTCGTCATCGGCTTCCTCGACCAGAAGGAGAGGAGGATCTACGTATGGGACGAGTTCTACGAGACCGGCCTGAGCAACAGGAAGATCTGCGAGAGGATCGAGTCGATGGGCTACCGGAAGGAGCGCGTCACCGCCGACTCCGCAGAGCCGAAGAGCATCCAGGAGCTGCACGACATGGGTCTCTGGATCGTGGGGGCGAAGAAGGGGCGTGACTCCGTGCGCAGCGGGGTCAACTGGATCAGGGACCATGAGGTCGTCGTCCATCCGCGCTGCGTCCACTTCCTGACGGAGATCGGCAACTACCAGTGGGCGGAGGACAGGTTCGGGAACAAGACGAACGAGCCCGAGGATGGATTCAACCACTGCATGGATGCCATGCGGTACGGGCTCGAGAGATACATGGGCGGGAGGTGGCTCGCATGATGTGGTGGAGCTGGGCCAGGAAGGCCCTCAAGGGCTGGAAGGACTGGATGGTGTGGTTCCTCGCGGGACTGGCGGGAGTGCTCCTGCTGGCGCTCAAGTGGTCGCTCCATGTGGGGCGCAAGAGGAAGGAGACGATATCGGGACTCAAGGCGGAGGCGGAGGGAGCAAGGACAATACGCGGACAGGAAAAGGCCGCGCAGGAGAAGGCCGACTCGCACGAGGCGAGGACGAACGAGAACATCGTCCGGGTGAGGAAGGAGACCGGTGGAAAGATTTCTTCCGGATCTGGCTACAACGACGTCGTGGGGGACTGGAACAATGGCTAGGCATATTCATGTTCTCGCTTGCACCGGAATCATGTCGGCATGCTGCGCGCTCTCGTCCTGCCTGACGGCCAGAACGGCATACGTGAGGCCGGAGCTTCCCACATATGACCCGGCCGTGCCGGTGCGTCCCACGCTTGATGTAATTGATCAGGAACCTGACCCGGCGGTCACGAGGAACCTCATCCTGGTCACGCAGTACGCGAAGGAGCTGGAGGCCTATGGAAAGGGATGGCGTGAATTCTACAAGGAGCTGAAGAGCGATGCTGACGAATGACGAGATCGTCCGGTACATCCGGAACGACATGGGTTCCGAGCGCAAGCGCAAGGCGAGGCTCGGCGAGAGATACTACAACGGCCACCACGACATCGAGCGCTACCGGCTCTTCTATTATGATGGGGACGGGAACCTGGTGGAGGACCGCACCAGGAGCAACATAAAGATACCGCACCAGTTCTTCACCGAGCTGGTGGACCAGCAGGCGCAGTACATGCTCTCTGGCCGGGGCGACAAGATACGCTCGGACGACCCTACGGTGCAGGAGATCCTCAACGACAGGTTCAACCGCAACGAGGATTTCAAGGCCGCCCTTTACGACCTTGTCGAGGATACCATCAAGAACGGCTTCGGATATCTGTACGCGTATGTCGATTCGGACGGGCGGCTCCAGTTCGAGTCGGCCGACGCCATGGGTGTCGCCGAGGTGAGAGCCGACGAGGCGTCCGACAGGTGCGAGTACGTCATCACCTACGATCCTGTTCCCACAAGGGATGGCCGGAGCCGGCAGGTTTGGAAGGTAGGAGTCTGGGACAAGACCCGTTGCTGGCGCTACGTGTGGGACGGAGGGGCCGGATTGCGCCTCGATCCTGACGCAGACCCGAATCCGAGGCCGCATGTGTTGTATACGGATGGTGGGAACGACGGGGCTCTGTATTGGCAGGACCTGGGTGTCATCCCGTTCTTCCGGCTCGACAACAACGCCAGGCAGGAGAGCGGGATCGTCAGGGTGAAAAAACTCATCGACGACTATGACCTCATGTCGAGCGGACTGTCGAACAACATCCAGGACGCGTCCGACGCCTTCTGGGTTGTCAGGGGCTATGACGGCAACGACCTGGACATGCTGATCGACAACATCCGGCGCAAGAAGCAGGTCGCCGTCGGTTCGGAAGGCGACGTGGAGATCAAGACCGTAGCCATCCCCGTCGAGGCGCGCAAGGCAAAGCTGGAGGAAGACCGCCGCGACATCTACGAGTTCGGCATGGGGCTCGACCCGGACAAGGTCGGCGACGGGAATGTGACGAATGTCGTGATCATGTCCCGGTACGCGTTGCTCGACCTCAAGTGCAACAAGCTCGAGACCCGTCTCAAGCAATTTTTGAACCGCATCGTGCAGCTTGTCCTGGACGAGCACAACCGGGAGGCGGGGACCGCGTACGACACAGGCATGGTGTGGTACGACTTCGAGCGCAACGTCATCAGCAACGAGACGGACAAGGCGGCCATCAGGCTGAGCGAGGCGCAGGCGCAGCAGACGCGGATCAATACACTGCTCGCAGTCGCCGACCGGCTGGGGAAAGACCTGCTGGTCGAGCAGATATGCGGCGCGCTCGACATCGATTACGCCGAGGTCAAGGACAGGCTTCCGGACCAGGACGACCCGGAAGAAGATCTGGACGATGCCATGGAGGAGATAGGCGATGACGAAGGCGCAGCGCCAGGTGGTGCGGAGACAACTGCTTGACGAGAAAGCAGTCCTCTCACGGCTCAGGAAGGACTACAAGGAGGCCCTGTCGCGGGTCGATTCGAAGATTCAGGAGCTGATGGGAAGGCAGGACCTGACGCCGTCGGTCATCTATCAGGTGCGGTACCAGAGGATGGTCAAGGGACAGATCGAGGAAGCCCTCGGGAATCTCAGAAGCGGTGCGTGCCAGCATATCAGCGACTACACCGAGGGAGCATACAAGACCGCATTCATCGGCGCGCAGTACTCGATGCAGAAGCAAGGAGTGCCCCTCATCTTCCCGATTGACAGGGACGCGATGGTAAAGGCGGTCAAGACCGACAGCAAATTGTCATCTTCGATGTACAGGCGCATGGGGGTCAACGTCACTGAGCTGAGGAACTCCGTTTCTGCTGAGCTCAGCCGCGGCATCGCGAGCGGCAGCGGTTATGCCGACATCGCCCGCAGCATCGATGGAAAATTCGACATAGGCATGAAGAACTCCATGCGCATCGCCCAGACCGAAGGGCACCGGATCTCTCAGGAATCCGCCTTGGACGCCATGCGGAAGGCCAAGGAGGCGGGGGCCGACGTTGTGAAGCAATGGGATTCCACCCTGGACGACCGCACCCGCGAGAGCCACAGAGAGCTGAACGGGCAGATCCGTGACATCGACGACTATTTCGAGACCGGAGACGGCCATAAGGCGCTGGCTCCCGGGCAGTTCGGCATCCCTGGCGAGGACATCAACTGCAGGTGCGTCATCCTCCAACGCGCCAGATGGGCAGTGGAGGACGGTGAAGGCAGTTATACGAAGGCCAGCCGCATGGAGGAGAATGGCCGGTGCAGGATCGTCGACATGTCGTCGGTCGACGGATACCAGGCGTTCTGGAACCGGTATCAGACGGTTATTGGTAAGACTTCAAAAACCGATAAAGAAAGTTTCGTTTCTGAAATGTATCCGAAGGCTCTTGCAGGAGTGGCAAGAGGAAAGCCGATGTCATTTGAAGAGGCGGATCATCGGAGGGTCAACCCACATCTGCTAGATAGTCCGGGATATATGTGCAACTGTCAGTCATGCGTCGTCGCATATGAAGCGAGAAGAAGAGGATATGATGTCGAGGCTCTTGCGAATTTCAAGAATCGTACCGCGAAGATGCTGTCCACGCACACAAACTATGCGTGGATTGACCCAAAGACGGGAAAACATCCTGAATACATAAGGTTCAATGGCGATACGGTTGCTGGGTTGGAGTCTTTTATTGATCGCACAATAGAATCAGGCAAACGATATACCTTTGAATTCACCTGGAAGGGTAAAGGGTTTAGCGGTCACATTGTCCATATGTTCCGGGCGGCGAACGGAGAGGTGAACATCTTCGACCCGCAAACGGGAAAATTGTATGATTGGAAAGGAGTAAGGAGGAATTTCCTCTTGCATATAAAATTCAGCGGGATATACAAAGGCAAAAACATCTTCTGTCCTGTAGACATTTTACGGGTCGACAATATGGCGTTTGACAAAAACGTGGTATCGAAGATAATGAAAGCAGCAGGAAGTTGAAGACATGGATGCTGATCTAAAAATGGCTATCGCATTCGCACGTAACGAAGGATATGATTCCGCCGAGCCACTCCGAGAAGGATGGAACGGATATAAGGCGTATGAGGCAATCATGTACCCTGCAGATGGCCGCATGCCGAAAGTCGGGCTTCCCCGTTTAATCATCAAGGATGGCGAAAGTTTTCGGATGTCCACCCTTGACGAGAGTCTTGTATTTATGGATCGGCTCTGACGCAT